AAAAGTTGTAGACAACAAAGTAAAAAAGTCTATGCCTATGAACCAAGAGACTATGCAAAATGTACTGTCAAGAGACATACAACTTGTAAAGTATGCAGATATGACAGGCATGAATACAGTAGGCATGGCAGTAGTTACAAATACTAAAACACCTAAAGCAGAATACTTTGAAGCAACTGTAACTGAACAGGACAAAGTTATAACCAACAAACTTATAAAAAGTGTTACAGATGCAATAGAAGCAAATGTGTTTACACCTACAAGTAGCCAGAATTGGTGGTGCAGTGCAAAATGGTGTGACTTCTGGGATACCTGTGATTTCGGTAAAAGAAGAAAATAAAATAAATACTTGACAGTTTTAAAAAAGTAGCATATTGTATCTATATAACAAGTACTTGGAGGTACAAATGACTACAACAGAATTAACTATAAAACCAAAACAAAACCTAACTATTAATATTGACGACATTTATAGCTTAGATGACAAAGGTAACTTTATACCAACTAACCAACAAATCACTGTAGAAGATTTTACAATGACTATAACATCTTGGTTAGAACCAAAAGATTGGCATGACAACACAGTGCATGGCAGTATGACTGTTAACACTAAAGGTTGCAAAATAGCTTACAACAGTAAAAAGTTTGTAGATATGATTAACACAGTTCTTGTAAAACACTTTGATGCAATGTCATGGTTAGTTATTTCAGAAACACAAAGCATATTTGGTACTGTTGACGAACACAAAATAAGAGCAGAAGTTACACGAGCAGAAGTAGCATGGTCAGAAATGGGTATGCAAAATCTTGACAAGCAACACTTAGATGTTACTTACACAGTAAAAAATGCAACACAAATTAGTCCTGCATTTAAATCACAAGTTGTAAAGAGGGGTGCATAGGCAAGCAAAGAAACTAAATAGCAATAAACAAAAAAATGGTCTGGAGGAATATATGGATACATTTTATCGGTCAACGGATACCAAAACAGAAATCCCACAAATAAAAAAAATAATAAACCAACCTGCCAACGGTAGCATATTCTTAAACGAAACTTATGTTAACGAAAAGCTAATGAGACCAATGAACATGAAGTTTGTGCAGAAGATGAAGGCAGACTTTAACATGGATATGATTGGCACTATAGTAGTACATACAGACGATTGGAAGTCTTATGAAATACTAGACGGTCAACACAGAGTAGAATTGTTAAAGCAACTGTTTGGCAGCACACACCAAATTTCATGTTTGGTTCTTACAGGCATGACAGAAGCACAACGTGCAGAGTTTTACATAAACTACAATATGACACGCAGGTCCTTATCTAGTATAGAAAAGTTTAAAGCTAGACTTGAAGCTGGTGACGACAACGCAATAGTCATACACGAATTGTGTAAAGCCTTTAACATCTTAATATCTGGCGTAGATACAAAATCTAGGCAACTTGTGTTCCCTGTAGTTACTGCAGTTAACCAAATAGAGAAAATCTATAATGCAGGATTACTAGGTAGAACATTAGATGTTTTATACAGTGCATACCAATATGCAACACCAGAAATGGCTAAAGAAGCATTTGGTACATACATCATGGAGAATGTAAGCAAAGTAATTGCAACTTACTTTGATACGATAGACCTTGATAGGCTAGAAGATGTTTTATCTAAAGCATCAGCAAGAAGCTGGAATGTTAGGATAAATGATGGTAACTTAACTCTAAAAAGTATAGGTGGTGCATTAAAAATTGTAGATGCTTATAATGCTAGGTTACATAAACAGAACCAATTAACTGTTGAAATGCTTATGCAAAGCAGGTCAGGAGTTAATGCTAAAACTTCTTTCCCTAGAGGTTAGTTGTTAATAGCACCCTGTGTGTTTTTCTCTGGCGAGAACTAAGACATCATACACACAGGGTGCACCAAATATAATCGTGCTCTACATGTTTAAACAAGTTATCCTATGACTTGCTTACGTTGTTTGTGAGAATGACAACATAAGAATCATGTAGGGCACACCAAGAAAGGACATTACAATGGGCAACCTAAAAGACGAACTAGACAACCTAGCAGAATTATTAACTGTAGCCAAACTACATAAAGCAGACGAATGTGACAACCCTAAATGTGATGTACAAGTTTGCAGAGAAGTAAGACAAGACCAATACTTTAAATGGCATGATGGTTAGTATATAATTACACAAATGTAACGGTACTGCTGACCCTCCAAGACTGTTCCACATTGTGGTTTCATTTAAGTTGGCATACCAATAGAACTTTAACCACCTGCTTCGGCAGGTGGTTATTTTATTTGACACAGTTAAAAATGTGCAGGTAGAATTGTTTTATGCGAAACCGTATTAGTAAACATACAACTGCTAAGAAAAAAGAAATAAGACCTAACCCTAATAATTGGAGAACCCACCCACAAGCACAAACAGATAGCCTTATATCGCTTATAAAGTCTATAGGGTATGTAGATGAACTATTAGTTATAGACGACCCTACAGGCGAATGTAAATATTTATTAGTAGATGGCGAAGCTAGATGGACCATAGCAGATGACAATGACGATTTACCTGTAAGCGTACTAGATATTACAGAAGAAGAAGCAAACATAGTTCTTGCAACATTTGACCCTATAAGTTCTTTTGCAGGCAGCGAAGCAAGCAAGTTAGATGAACTTATGAAAAACATAGACATAAAGTCACTAGAAGATGACATGCAAAAAGAAATGGCTAAACTTCTTAACAGAGTAGATAACAATTATGGCATACCACAATTAGAAGCAGAAGAAGAATGGGAAGGCATGCCAGAATATGAAAACGAAGATTTAGAATCTAAATATAAAGTTATAGTACATTTTGACACAGAAGAAGATTTAGAAAACTTTGCACATCTTATTGACCAACCTTTAACAACAAAGACTAAGTACATATATTACCCTGCACAAGAAAAACAAAAAATTGTAGGTGAGCAAAGGTTTGCTGCAGATGATAAGTAATTACCCTATATTTATTGTTAGTAAAGGCAGATACGACAAAATGCACACACATAATGCTTTATCTGATATGCAGTTGCAACACTATATGATAGTAGAGTTAGACGAGTATTCACTATATAAAAAAAACTTTAATAACAAATATGGCACATTGCTAATTCTAGAAAATAAATACAAAAATAACTACGATACATGTGACAACTTAGGCGACACAAAAAGTAAAGGTGCAGGTGCAGCAAGAAATTTTGCATGGCAAACAAGCATTGAGCAAGGTTATGATTATCATTGGGTCATGGATGACAACATTAGATACTTTGCTAGATACAACAACAATACAAAAACACCTGTAGCAGATGGCACTATATTTAAATGTATGGAAGATTTTGTAGAAAGATATAGCAATGTAACTATGGCAGGTCCTAACTATGAATTTTTTGTACCAAGTAAAAAAGGTAATAAGAAACGACCACCATATTTTCTAAACACACGCATATATAGTTGCAACCTTATAAAGAATGATGTGCCTTATAGATGGCGTGGTAGATATAACGAAGATACAGACTTATCATTGCGTATGTTAAAAGACGGTAACTGCACAATATTGTTTAATGCTTTTTTACAAAAGAAAATACAAACACAATTAGTAAGTGGTGGCAACACAAAAGACTTTTACGAAATAGAAGGCACAAAGCCTAAAAGTAACATGCAAGTAAATCTACATCCTGACGTTAGTAAAGAGGTAATTAGATTTGGCAGACCACATCATCATGTAGACTATAGTTCTTTTAAGAAAAACAAATTAAAACGCAAAGATAATATAGAGGTATATAATAAAGTAGATAATTATGGCATGAGACACCAAGTAAGAAACAACAACGCATGGATTGATGCAAAGTGATAGTAGGATACCTTTTGCATATAAAACTCACGTCTATGAGCCTTACATGACACAGAAAAATAGCAAATGACAACAAAAAAGACTAAAAAGACTGATATTAAACCTAAAATGGGTAGACCAGACAAATTAGATTTATTAGATAAAATAGCAGAAAAAATTAAACATGGTGCTATGCCAGAAGTTGCTGCTATGTCATGTGGTATGGGTGCTAGAACTTTCTATAGATACATGTCAAAAGGAGAAGAAGGCATTGAGGGGTTTAGGCAGTTTAGGCAGGTCATCAATGAAGCTAAAATAGAAATGCGTGCAACAATAGAACAAAGACTATATTTGGCACATCCTACATTCTATGCAAGACATTCTCCTATGCTTAGAGAAGGCAAGGATGATTTAGAAGGTTGGAACAACTACGACAATAAAGATACTAATATACAAGTTGTAACAGTAAGCAGTATTGTTGATAGTGCACATGCACAGAATCCTATAGATATAATTAACTACACAGTTAAAGATGCAGACAAAGAAATAGATTTTATTGGAGAAGATGGTAACAGTAAACCAAGAACAACTAAAGAAGATACAGAAGTGGTCTGACCCTGCTTACTTTGTTAATAAAATAATTGGCGAAGATTTATATAGAAAGCAAGGTGAGATACTAAGAGGTATTCAAAGCAATCCCTTTGTAAGTGTTGTAGGTGCTAATGGTACTGGTAAGGATTGGACTACTGGTAGGCTTATATGTTGGTGGTTAGCAATGCAACAAGAAGCTGTAGTTGTAGTAATTGGTCCTACATATAGACAGGTTTATGACATTGTATGGAAAGAAGTTAGGGTAGCATATCAATCTGCACTAGAAAACGGTCACCCTTTAGGTGGCAATATCGGTAAAGCACCACGCTGGGAAATAAGCGACAGAAGATACGCTGTAGGATTTAGTACGCAAGATGAGTTTAATATTCAGGGATACCACAGCAAAAGATTACTTTTAGTTATAACTGAAGCACATGCAGTAGCAGATGGTCACATAGATGCAGGCATGCGACTAAACCCTAGCAGAGTTTTATTGACTGGCAACCCATTTACAACAAGTGGTAAATTTTATGAAAGCCACCATAGCCAACGTGACTTATGGCACACAATCAACCTAAGTGCATTTGACACACCTAATGTAATAAATAAGAAAGAAATAGTAAGTGGATTAGTTACATACGACCAAGTGTTAAGACGTAAGAAAGAACTAGGTGAAGAACACCCTATGTATGTAGGTGGCATACTTGGCAAGTTTCCTAGTAACTTAGGTAACAATCTAATTAGCCTAGAACTAGCACGAAATGCACTTAACAATACCCATAAGCCATCAGGACCAACAACTATAGGCGTAGACGTAGCAAGAGAAGGTAATGACAGAACAGTTGTAGTTAGACGTGATGGTGATGTGGCTAGAATATTATGGTCAGTGCAAGGTCAGAACACAGACCAAGTAGCAGGATGGGTAGCAGAATATATAAAGACACATGAACCCTATAACAATTATGGATATGTAGTAGTTGACACAGTTGGTGTAGGTGGAGGTGTTTATGACAGATTAATAACAAACGATTACAGTAATTGGCAGATGCAAGAATTTAAAGGTGGAGGTAGACCGATTGATACCGAAAGGTACAAGGACAAAAATGCTGAAGGATGGTATAGTATCAGGGAAGCACTTATGAATGATGAGTTATCATTTGCAAGTGGTTGTATATGTGAAGGCAAAGAGTTAACTTGCCAAACTTACATAGATGACGAAGCACTAGAACGCATGGTCGCACAGTTAGCGAGTAGAGGTTTTACTATTGAAGGTGATAGAAAAATAAAACTGGAAAGCAAAGATGACCTGCGTAAAAAGGGTAAACGTAGTCCTGATGAAGCAGATGCACTTGCAATGACCTACTCTGTAAAAGAAACTCAATTAGAGGTATGGTGACAATATTATGGGATTACGAAAAAATATTATAAACGCATTGAACGCTTATCAAGGTAAGCCAACAAACATAGACGAGAAGGCATTATATGAAATGTCATTTAGCAGGGATTACAATGACCCACTAGGTGACGTAATGCTACCTAGAACTAACTTTGATTACCAAAGAGAAGTTGCACCAATGCTAAACAGTGCAGTTACAGCTTGTGTACATTGGTTTATGCGTAGCTTTCCAGAAGCACCAATATGTGTATATGCAAACTACAACGAAACTACAGAAAAAATAAAACCACATCCTGCAACAGAGTTACTTAGATTACCTAACCAATATTACAGTGGCACAACAATGATGATGTCAGTAATAGCAGATTATTTAGTTAACGGTAACGCTTACATTATGAAAGTAAGAAACTTGCAAAACCAAGTTATACAACTTTGGTACACACCAGCAGCTTTAATAAAACCAGCATTTAGAAAAAATGACCCTACAACATTTATATCTCATTACGAATATAGACCTATAGGCTCTAAGATAGACGTAGACCCAGAAGATGTAATACATCTAAGATGGGGTCTTGACCCACAGAACAACAGAGAAGGTCTAAGTCCATTAAAAGCAGTGCTAAGAGAAATATTTACAGATGACGAAGCTGCTAACTATTCTGCAAGCCTACTTAAAAACATGGGTGTAGCAGGATTATTTATTGTGCCTAGAGACGGCAGTGTAAATCTAAGCAGAGAAGCTGCAGAAGTTATGAAAGATAAATTTAAAGAAAGATTTACAGGTGACAGACGTGGAGAACCATTTGTATCTAACATGCCACTAGATATACAAAACATATCTTTTAGTCCTAGCGAAATGAATTTAAGAGACGTAAGAACAATACCAGAAGAAAGAGTATGTGCTGCACTTGGTGTACCTGCAATAGTAGCAGGATTAGGTGCAGGTCTTAGCCGTAGCACATTTAGTAATATGTCAGAAGCTAGAGAAATGGCATACGAGAATGGCATAATACCAGTGCAAAGATTAATAGCAACGGACCTAACAACACAATTAATGTCAGAGTTTGAAACTGCAAATAACTTTGAGTTTGGTTTTGAGAACGACAATATAAGAATATTACAAGAAGATAGAACAGCAGAAGCTAATAGGGCAAGTACATTATTTCAAGGTGGAGTTATAACTAGAGGAGAAGCAAGGTTAATGACAGGCTTTGAATCAGAAGAAATAGATAATGTATTTAGAGCACCTACTAACATAAATGAAGTAGATAGAGACGAAAGAGCACCACTTGCACAAGCAGGAGGACAACCACAATTATTGTCTGCTAAACCTGATGAAGCAAAAGACCTAACATATAAAGAAGATAAATTAACAAGAATGGAATTTGTAGGTGCGTTAGAAGAAGATGAATTAGAACTATCTAGCATCTTTGCAAATAGCTTACAGAAAGAATTTAATAAACAAGGTGCAGATTTAGCAGATGCTTATCTTACGCACTTAGGAAACGAAGCAGAAGTAACAGGTGACAAATCCATAGATTACAAGGACACATTTTTAAGTCAGGATGTTGGCACACTTGTTAACACTATATTGCCTTTAGGTATAGGTGGCGATAGAGCAATGAACGAAAGATTAGAATTACTATACATTAATCATTACAAACGAGTTGCCCAGAAAACCTTTAGGCATGTCGCACAGAGGATTGGAGTAAGCGTAGTATTTAACGAACAAGATAGTATCGGACAAGCAGTATTATCACAAGGTGGTACACGCAAGGGTCTAGTTGACTTTAGTGCACAGGCAAAGAAAACATTATTTAATGTAATAAGTAAAGGTAGAGAAGATGGCGACAACCCAAAGAAGATAGCCAGACAAATTAAAACCATGATACCTGTAGGCAGATTTACAGGTTTAGCCGATAGAGAAGGCGTAGATGCTGCCAAGAAATACAGGTCCATGATGATTGCAAGAACAGAAACACACAATGCACAGAGAACAAGCACAGTATCAGGTTATGAACAATCTGGTGTTGTGGATACTGTTAGAGCAATAGATGCAAAGTATGGTGATACAGATGATGTCTGTATGGATAGAGACGGACAGGAGTTTACACTAGAACAAGCAAGAGCAGAAACAAACTTAGAGCACCCTAATGGCACACTTGACTTTGAACCTATTATAAGGACACCAAATGAAAATAATCAAAACATTTTACGAAGCAATGAAATACGAGATACTAAGCCGTTATCAACCAGCAAGAGCAAAGATTAAGCAATTTTATAGTATATGGAAAGAGACAAAGGAGAAATACGACAAGTTGAAGTGGTAAAAGAAAGACCTATAACAGAATGGCATTATGGTAATTTACCACCAGCATACCAACCAGCATCTGAATCAGGTGTAGTGGGGCAAAGATGTGGTAATTGTAGTTTTCATGATGCAAGTTATTGTAATAAGTGGGAAGAATTTATACACATTAATTTTTGGTGTAAGTCTTGGCAATCGTTAGACCCTTTTGCAGAAATGTCACCACAAGAAATGACTGACTATGATAAACAGTATTTAACAGAACTAAAGAAGTATGAAAGCATAAACTTTAAGCCACCAGAAAGTGTCGCAAAGGCAGCAAAGCGTGGATTAGAACTAAGAGCAGAATATAATAGAGGTGGTACATCTGTAGGAGTAGCAAGAGCAAGAACTTTAAGTAATAGAACTAAAGTAACACCAAGAACTATTGCAAGAATGGTTAGTTACTTTGCTAGACATGAAGTTGATTTAGATGCACCTGCTGCTAAAAGAGGTAATGACGGATTCCCTAGTGCTGGTTATATAGCATGGCAACTATGGGGTGGTAACGCTGGTAAATCATGGGCAAACAAAATTAGAGGGCAAATAGTTAGGGAAGATGAACGAGACTAGAATATTTCAACCTATAACTGACATTGGACCTAGATGCCAACATTGTAATAAAATGTTAGCTTACGAAGCTACAAGACCTTACAGTATTAAATGTAATCGTTGCAAAGAAACCACGACAGTTAATTATAAGTAACTTGACATAATTAAAGAAGTGTGATAATCTATAGATATTAACAATAGTCTATGGAGGACAAATGACTACACATAATAAAGTAGACAGACTTAAAGACTTGTTACTGCAAAGAGCAGAATTGCAAGTACAGATAAATGCAGAACTTAAAGCATTTGATGTATGTGGTGTAATTTTCTGTGGTGCAATGGGTAACAAGTGCAGAATATGCGATAAGCATAATGCAATCAGGAAGATGGGCAACGAGGAACTAAGAAAGCTAACTAAGGTTATAAACCAAGTTAGGCTTACGACTAACATGCCATCATTAAAACGTGGTGGTTATGCTAGAAGGATTTACGCTTTAAGACAAGCATCTATAAGCGAAATCAAGGCTAGGTACAGTGACATCTAATTTACAAGATGCTTTACTAGATGTAAGTAACTGCAGGGTAAAACTTGCAGTTACTCCTAGTGGTCAACAGATGGTAACATTTACTGACCCATGTAAAAAGTATGGTTGTCTTGATTGCCACGCAAATAATTTAGTAGAATGTATGTGCCCATGTTGTATGAATACATGTGATTGCATAGAGCCAGAATATTATGCTTGTGAAATATGTGGTTACCATGACCCAAACGGTAATAGCCTTAACCCAAAATATAATTGTTACAGAGAAATACCAGACCACTAATATTATTTTAAATAAAGACTTGACATTTTTAAAGATTGTGTTATTCTATATATAAATAACAGTGACTTGGAGGTCAAAATGAACAACACAATAACAAGAGCAGATGTAGAAAACAACACTAACATCAGAGTACAAGTAGCAGAAGGCAATGACGTGCTATGGTCATTACCTACTTTAAAAAAGCACATGGATTCAATGTGGTCAGAAGTAGAAAAAATAGACGATTTGCTAAAGAAATGTGGCGAACCAACAATACATCTATCAAACATACTTAATAAGGTACAACTTGATTTACATTCTGCAAAACATCACATCTTACGACAATTAGATGAAATTTATAGTACAGTTGACGGTGCTAAAGCATTTATTGCTTGTAACAGTCACCCTGATACTATGGTTAACCCATGCCCTTGCAGGTACTACGCTTCTAGAAACTATGGTGTAAGCAAAGTTGCACACGTTGTAGTTCTTAGAGACGGTAGCGTACTTAAAGACTTTGACAGTGACGATATTGTAGATAGTTGTGCTAGTACAGAATTAGCAACTGACCCTAACGCACCAGAAGTTTGGGTAGAAGATATTGTACAACCAGAAGCGTGTGACGAATGTGGCACAGAGCCAGAAAAACATGACCAAATGTACAGTGTTACATTATGTGATAACTATGTGAAAGGATATGCAGAATAATGTCAGTAGTATTAGATACAATAAAATTGCTTAAAGCACAAGGTAAGTGGTCTGACACACCACTTACGGGCAAGGACTACAAACCATTGCCTACTTACAAAAACAAAAAGACTAAACAACAACACTTGCCAATATAAGGCTTGACATAATTAAAAAACTATAATAAGATAAATAAAAATACAGGTACTTGGAGGTACAATGACTACAACAAATAAAGACATAACAGACAACGAAAGAGCAATGACGTTCTGGTTTATCCTACACGCTTCTGCATCATCAGCATCAGAAGTAATAGGTAAGAGAAACGAAAACGCAACCTACATAGAAGAACTTGCACAAGATATAGATGCAATGGTGGCTCTAGATGCTAGATATGACGTAAGTCTAAAGCACAAGATTGCAGAACTTAAAACTAAGTTTGAGTTATACGAAAAACAAAATGACAACTTGTTTGAGGAATTGCTTGACTTAGAAAGAGTTGCAATTAATGCTTACGCACAATTAGTACAACAAGGTTTTACAGAAGTAGCACTAAAGACTATTACAGAACCACTAGGTTTTGCAGATGACTATAACGAGTTCAACACATGGTACACACAACGTGAGTATATGATTGATGAATTTTTTACAGAAAATAAAGTTGACATGCGTTTCATATATAGACGAAACCAATCAAGTCAAATGAGTTTCTAAGACAGTAACACTGACGAGCCTTGTATAGGCGAAACTACTTACAACCGTAGGTAGTCTGTTACAGAAAGTAGCAAAAAAAAAAGTCTTAGGAGGACAAATGACTACACAACAAAAAATAGATTTACCACACTACGAAGGTAAGATAAACATAACAAAAGTAAAAAACGAACACAACGATTATTACGATAACAATGCCGTAAAAATAGAACATATTGCTCTTAACGGTAACCTAGAATCGGCTTGTACATTTTCTAGTCACCTAATAGTAAGAAAAATTAGCAGTGCAATATTCTTGTTAGATGAACAGATAAGCAATCATAAGAAAGACCTTAGCAAACATGTTGGCATTTTAAATGGTATACAATTTGCTAAAAAAGAATTAGATAAACATGGTCAAATAACACAAACTGCAATAAATATTTTAAATAAACAAATAGACAAGCAGTTAGTAGACAATGATATAAGACTAAAAAAGATATCGTTTTTAAGCCATGCAAGAAGCACGATAAAAATATTACGAGAAGCAGTAGGTCTTAATTGGAGACATACCGATAGCCTAAAAGAAGCACTATTAGTAAGAAACCAAGATGATTTTAAAGAACTGTTAGAACTTGTTGCTTCGGTTCAAGGTTTGATATGGCATCCAACAACATTTGAGGACAGAGACACTAATGCCTATGTTGATGAACTTAAACAAACAAGACTTGAAGGTGGTGTGATACAACATTACCTAGATAGAGTAAGTACACATGTTAGATAATTTACTTCCAAGACTGTAGTGCTAGGAAGATTGGCGTTTGCCTAGCATAGAGGGTGGGTCAAGCTAATTCGTAATGCTTGACCTACCCTTGTTTTGTATGTTCTAATAATAATAGTGCACCTTTTACCTTGTGTGCCGTAAAGGTATTAAGGAGTATTATATGCTAGAAAAAAAGACACTAAGCAACATTGAATTTAAAGTAGATGGAGACGAAGCTGGCACTGTAGAAGCAATCTTTAGCGTTTTTAACGTAAGAGATTATGACGGTGACGTAGTTAAGTCAGGTGCAATTCCAAATGACACAAAAGTAACAATGGCGTGGGCACACGATTGGTCTAAGCCTGTAGGCAAGGGTACAGTTACAGTTGATGACAACAAAGCAATATTTAAAGGCAAATTCTTTACAGATACCGACAGTGGTAACGAAGCATATAAAATTGTAAAGAACATGGGTACGGACCAAGAATGGTCGTGGGGATTTAAAGCCTTAGAGACTAAAGACGGCAACCCAGAAAATTACGAAGGCTTAAAAACTAGGGAGATTACCAAAGTAGATATCTTTGAAGTATCCCCTGTATTAAGAGGTGCTAATGCTCACACAGAAACATTAGCAGTCAAATCTAGGCAACAATCTTTTGCCGACCAATGCAAGTCAACTCTTGATGTTGTATCTTCTTTGGTGGAACGTGCTAAATCTCTTGCAGATTTAAGAGCAAAAGACAACCGTACAATAGGTGAAACATCTAACGAAGCATTACTAGATGTTGTAGATGAACTACAGAAATGTATTGACACTATAACAGCAGTATCTAAGTCAGATAGCACTGATGAGTACGGACAAGTCTTGCGACAAGTTGCAGGGCGTTTTTACAAAACCAATACAAAATAATAAGGAGACTTTTAATGGCTAACGCTAAAGAGTTAAAAGGTAGAATTGACTATTTAAGAGGAGAATTAAAAACTGTTCTTGACGAAGCTGGTGACAACTTTGATATGGGCAAGGTAAAGCACATAGAAGGTGATTCTGCTACAAAAGTTGATTGGATTAAAAAGACAGACACTGAACTAAATTCTCTGCAATCAGAGCATGACGGTTTAGAAGAAGTTGCTAAAGTTAGAGAAGCTACACTAAATTACGAAGCCGAAAAAAAAGGTATCGTAAAAGAACCTGTAGTACATTCTGACCAACCAATCGTAGAAGCAAAAACATTTGGGCAAAAGTTCGTAGAAACTGATGCTTACAAAACAGGTTTAAGTGGTAATGGTGTAGAAAGCACTATTAACATTGACCCACAATACATTTACAAGACTGACTTTACAACGTCAGCAGGTTTTGCACCTGAAACTAGCAGAACTGGCTTAGTTGTTGAATCAGCACAATACCCACTAAGAGTAGCAGACATTATACCATCAGGTACTACTAACCAATCGGCAGTTGTATACATGGTAGAAAGTACGTTTACTAACAACGCTGCAGAAGCAGCAGAAGCAGCACAGTACGGTGAAGGTGCACTAGCACTAACTGAAACTACAAGCACTGTAAGGAAAGTAGCAGTATTTATTCCTACTACTGACGAACAGTTAGCAGATGTAGGTCAAGTATCATCTTACTTAGATGGCAGATTGACTTTCATGCTTCAGCAAAGGTTAGACCAGCAATTATTAGCAGGTAACGGAACACCACCAAACCTTAGAGGTGTATTGAACACATCTGGTATTTCTACACAAGCAAAGGGTAGTGATTCAACACCAGATGCAATATACAAAGCAATTACAAGCGTAAGAACAACAGGTGCTGCTGACCCAGATACAGTGGTTATGCACCCTAATGATTGGCAGTCTATAAGATTGCTACAAACTTCTGACGGTCTATACATTTGGGGTAACCCAGCAGATGCAGGACCAGACAGAATTTGGGGATTACCAGTTGTACAAACTACAGCAGAAACTGAAAACACTGCACTTGTTGGTGCGTTTAGGACATTTAGCCAGTTATTTACTAGGCAAGGAATTAACGTACAAGTATCTAACTCACACAGCGACTTCTTTATTAAAGGCAAGTTGGCTATTAGAGCAGATATGCGAGCAGCATTGGCAGTTTACAGAGCAACAGCTTTCTGTACTGTAACAGGCATATAACCGATAGGAGGTAAAAAATATGGCAGTTCTTAAAACTACCGAAATTAACTCTATCAAAGGTTCAGGTGCTGGTTTTTCAGTAAACTTAAACTTTGGTGATGAGAAAATAGAAACGGCAGCACAAGAGTTAGCACTTGGCACAGTCGGCATTTTACCTGACGGTAGAAAGTTCCGATATGCTAAAAACAGTTCAGCAGCAATTACAACAGGTGGTCAAATCGTAGAAGGTGAAGCTATGGTAGCAGCACACGATATGGATGTACCTGTAACTGCACAAACTGCAGCAGGAAGTTCTACAATAAGTTTAGAAGTTCCTACAACAGACTTAACACTTAATCAATACGCAAACGGTTACATCTACATCAATGATGGTGAAGGGCAAGGTGAATTGTATAGAATACTATCTCATCCTGCTCATGATGCTTCTGCTGATGCAACATGTGTGTTTACATTAGATAACGAAGTAACTAAGACACAACTAGAGACAACATCTTTAGTTGGTCTTGTTTACAACCCGTACTTTAATGTAGCAATAATTGACGGTGACGGTACAAGAATTGGTAGACCTTTAGGTGTATCAACAGCACCAGTTACAGCAAATTACTACACATGGATACAGACTAATGGTATTGCTACAGTGTTAGCAGGTGCAGCAACTGGTGTAGTAGGTGATGGTATGAAAGTAAGTCAAGCATCAGCAGAAAGTGGTGGTGCAGACTTATTTGATACATCTGCCAACCAAGACACAGAACCAATAGGTACTGCACTTGGAGTTACAGCAGTTGAATCAGACAACCAATTAATTTACTTAGGTTTAGACTAGGAGTATTCATGTCAGATTACATATCAGATAAAAGAATATACCTAGACAAAGAAGGTAAGGCGACTGATGATGACACTAAAGGTGTATCTTTATTAGTTGCAGAAGGTGGTAGTTTAGATTTAGATACAGCAACAAAATATGGTTTAGGTAACAGCACAACTGTTGTTACAGAAACTGAAGAACCTGTAGAAAAAGAAAAAACTATTAACATACCTCCTAAAGAAGTTAAGAAGGTTACTAAAAAGGCAAAGCCAAAGACTGAAGATAAATCAGTAAAAGGTCCAAAAAGTGCCTAAAAGCAAATACGGAAGTTCTGGTGGTGGGCGTAGAAATACGTCTACCACTAGAAGAAGAAATACAGGCAGGAGAACATCTACTAATAGACGAAGGAGAAGATAAATGCCAACAGAATATGTAGCAACACTACTTACAACTACAGAAATGCTAACGCATGTAGAAACAGATATGGCAACAGCTTCTTTACAAAGACTATTAGACGGAGAAGAAGAAGAAATGACTAAAAGATTTGGTGCACACGCATCAGATGATAGTACAGCAGCTTCACAAGTAGAAAGATTTTTTGACGTACATGGTCAGACCTTTGTATATCTATCAAGAGAAGTCGCATCAATAACAAGCGTAGTAGAAAAAGAAATAGATGAATTTGGCGAGACAAGCACAACACTTAGTGTTAATGATTACGAAGTATTTGACAACAGACGTTTAAGACGGCTATCTACTGGCGATAACAGTGCTTCACACTGGCAAGACTATGTAACAGTCACTTACGCACCCTATGACGACAGAGCAAGGCGTAGAGTTCTTTTAATCAACTTAGTAAAACTTGCATTACAATATGATGCTACTAACTCTACATCTGTAGGCGAAGTCAGTGTATCTAGTCCAGAATATTTTGCAGAAAGAGAAAACCTGTTTAATACAATGCTAGGTACAGGAGGATTTAGCTTCGCATAATGGCAGTAAGACAGATAGCAATTAATAAAATGACACATGAGTGCCGTATTGTAGAAGATGACACTACTACAGCAGATGCTTACGGACATAACAGTAGTTTTAGTGGTGCAGTAAGAGCATCAGGTGTTGCATGTAGATACTACGAAGAAAGCAACAACGAAATATTTAACGAAGTGCAAGGCGTAGTAACAGTAAGCAAATTGCTTTTACCCTTTGCACAAAACTTTAATCAAGAAGATAGAATTGACAGTATTGTACATAAAGGTCAAGGAACAAGCGTAGTTAGTGGTACATTTGAAATTATAGGTGTACTAACTAGACCTACACATAAAGTTCTTACATTAAGGAAGGTAGCACAGAACTAATGTTAGATAGTGACTTTAATACAAACTTTGATAAGAAAAAGATAATCGGCAAAAACGTAGAAGCTGTAAAGATGGGCATAAATAAAACTATGGTAGATTGTGTATCACATAGTAAAGACATAGTGCCATACGACACAGGTACATTACACAACAGCATACAGATACAAGATTTTGCAGAACAAGACGGTAACAGCATTATAGGTAGGTGGGGAAGCAGAGCAGTAAACTATGCAATATTTGTAGAGTTTGGAACTATAAACCAATCTGCACAACCTTATCTAAGACCAAGTGCTGACAGATTTTACCGACAATTAGAAAATAGGATTAAGGATTTTGCAGATTATGAGTAGAGACCAAGACCCTATAACAGCAATAATAGCACACTTAAAAACTAAGTCTGCTATTACTGACTTAACATCAACAAGAATATTTGGTCAAGAACTACCAAGAAGTGAAGTAAGCAACATGCCTAGACGTTGTTTAGTTGTATCTTCTGCAGGTGGCGTTCTTGGTCACATAGAAGCAACCACTTTAAGAGAAGTAAGAGTTGACATTAGATGCTATGGCGAATCACCTAAACAGGCTATGGATTTGCACATTACAACAGATACAGCTTTAAGTGATTTAAACGGAGAAGCAAGTGGTAACACTTACATATACAGCGTGTTTCAAGAAACAGCACCTTTGTCATTGCGTGACCCTGACTTAGATTTTGCATATGTACAATCACCATATCTTCTAAAATACAATACAGTAAACCTTAGTTCATAAAGGAGAAAGATTATGGCAAATGCACCAATAACATTCTTGACTGGACCATGTAGTGTTTACCTAGCACCCTATGGTGCTGGTGCAACATTACCAGAAATAGACGGAGACCCTGACGGATTATCATGGTCAGGTGGCTTCAAATTAGGTCAAGCAGGTAAAGAGGACATTGGCACAGGTGGTGTAGCAATTAGAAAATTGACTACATTTAACGAAATAAGAACAGATGGTACAACAGGACCAGTAAAAGCACTAATAGATACAGAAACTTTTGAAGTGGAATTTACAATTCACGACCTAAGTGCAAACGGTAACGCAACAATCTTTGCAGGGGCAAACAAATACAGTACAACAACTACTGTTGCTGCTGGTTCAAGCACAGGTGGTTACAAGAAACTATTTATCGGTGACGAATCTGGCGAAGCAAAGTTATGGAACTTGCTTGTAGCCTTTGGCAATTCACCAGAATTAGCAACAGGTCATTCACATTTAAACATTAAAAAATGTTATATGTCTAATGACCCAGAAGTAATTTTGCAAAGAGGTGATGTAGCAGGTGTACAAATGACATTTAGAGCATTACAAGATACATCAGCAACAGCAAATCAGCAGTTTGGTGAGTTTAGATTCCAAAGTGCAGAACCAACTGGATAAAATAATGACTGATTCGGATTTGATAGAAATACTAACGCAAGAAGCTAAACAGCATAAGCGACAAGAAAGATATCATAGGCGTAGAGCCAGAACCCTGATGGAACAGGCAGAGGTTCTACGCACCGAATTTGGCATAGCAACAAAAATAATAGGCAAAAACAATAAGGAGTTATAGCCATGTTAGACATAACAACAACAGAACAAAGCAATCTACCTATAAAGATAGACGGCAAAGATTACGAAATGAAATCGTACAGTGCACTTGCATTTGGCGATTATTTAAAAATACAAAACTTTACTGATAAATATAAAAACTTAACAGACAAAGATATAGCAACTTTAAAAGATAACGAAATAGATGCGTTGTCTGACACAATGGAAGGTCTAGTAACACTTATACTGGTAAGCGTGCCTAAAGAGGTATTACAACGCTTAAACGCTATGAATAAACTAGCAGTGATTAACCATTTTTTAGAAACAGTACCGAAGGAGGTCGGTACGAAGCAAGAAAACACTGGGCAATCATCCCGAGACTTACAAGGTACTATGGAGGGCATGCAAGCAAATGGCTAGATATGTCAGTAGATTTAATAAACTTATATGTTTCAGAAATGCCTAAGATTATTAGCGAAGAAAGACAGATGCGTTTTATGGATGTCTTAATGACAAACGAAAATGTAAAAGATGATGCTAGGCAAAAATATATAAGAGACTTACAAAGACAGACAGAAGAAATACAAAAAACAACAACTAAAAATAAAAAGAAAAACGCAGAAATGAGAAGATTACAATTAAACATGATGGGCATAGGTATTAAAGAAGTATAATGGCAGATTTAGGACAAGCAACCTTAGAGTTAAAAACAGATAATCAAGATTTTAACAAAGGTTTAAATGAAGCAGAAAGCAATATTGGTAAATTTGGCACTAAAGCAAAGGTCGCATTTATAGCTTTAGGTGCTGCTGTTGGTGCAGGTTTAACGGATGCTGTTAAAGAGTATGCTGACTTAGGTGACCAGATAGGTAAAATATCTGCTAGGACAGGTGTTGCACATGAATTTGTTAGTGAGTTCATACACGTTATAGAACAAGGTGGTGGTAGTGCAGGTGATTTAGAAACTGTGTTTATGAAATTTAACACATTTTTGCAAAAAGATTTTGCACTAGGTACTGCTAAAGCAACAGATGCTATGCAACTTATGGGTCTTACAACAAGTGATGTGCAAAAACTATTAGACAAACCTATGCAAGAAGCGTTGCTTGACATGATTAATATGTTAAGAAACATGTCTGACGAGAACACACAAGCAGAAGTTGCTATGATGGTTCTTGGTAAAGCAGGTAGAAATCTATTACCAGTTATTAGAGGTACAGAAGAAGCAATGCGTGACACAATGGAGGAAGCTAGAAGGCTAGGTATTGTCTTTGACAGAGAAGCTGCAGTAAAAGCAGAAGATTTGGCAGATGCTTTTGACGAACTAGCAAAGTCACAAATTGGTCTAAAACTTGCATTTGGTGAACTTGCAGCACCAACTATGACAGATGTAAGTAGAGGTTTAAGTGGTATTATTGGCGACCTTGCAAAATTTATTGACAGCACAGGCAGTGCTGGTGAAAAAGTCGTAACAGCATCAATAGCAATAGCAGCATTATCAGTAGTAATAGGTGCACTATCATTTGTAGCGTTACCTGTAATACTTGTAATAGGAGGAGTTGCTACAGCAATAGTAGCAACAACAGCAGCAGTCTTAATGATAATTTCACACTTTCAAAAGTTTGCAACTGTACTAGATGGTTTTAAGGCAATAGGTAATGGTGCTATAGGTATGTTTAATCGTTTGCTTAGTGGTGTAAAAGGTGTAAACGTAGAAATACCAAAAATGGCACTAACATTTCAAAAGTCAGGCAAAGAAATAGAACAAAGCATTGTTGGTATTACAGATGCTTATCAAGAGTTTGACAACGTATTACTAAAAAACAAGATGAAGTACAAAGACTACATTAGTGACATGCAAAGCCTGCAGATGGAATTTAACTCATTTACAGTTAGAGAAATAGGCAAAAGCCTAGACGAACAAAACGAAACTAGGGAAGAAAAAACTTTAGGTGGTCTTAATGAACTTAACCGTAAAGTAGAACAACTTACTGGCATACCACTATTTACACCAATGCAAGTTAGCCAAAGCAAAGGCATAGCAGATGCTGGCGTAGGTATAAGCAGTGGTGAAGCACAACTATTTTCAGAGTTAGCAGCAGGTGGAACATTGCAAGTAAGCACAGGTGAACGTGATGCTAGTGGTGGTGTTATATTTAGGGATGCAACACAAGAAGAAATTAAAAACCAATTTGCAAACAGAATAGGTGGACCACCTCCAAGTTTATTAGGTATGACACCTTTTAACGCAGGTGCAGAAAGAGGATTTGTAGAACAAAGTAGAGCAGGTGGCATTGGTAGCAGTTTAGGTGAAGCAACAACATTTAACATAAGCCTAAATGATAAGATGATTGACCAAGCTGTTGGCGAAAGATTTATGCAGGAAGGATTAGGAGGTGACTAATGAGTAACTTTACATTTGTTAACAGTGGTAATGTAAGCACAGACCTAGATGATGGCACAACTTATACAGTTGTTACAGTAAACGGTAAGGGTCTTACACCTGTTAATGTAAAATCAGAAAGACGGTTTGGTAGGTCTGGTGGTGTAATTAGAGCAGCAAGCATACCAGAAAGAGTTGTAGGTTTATCTATATTGGTGCAAGCAGGTTCAGAAACTGCATTACAAACTGCATTAGATACTTTGGTAAGCAGACTAGCAGGTAGCTTTGGTAGAGAAACACAAAGAGAAGGTGTGTTACAACATACTACACAAGCAGGCACATCAAGATATTTAAGAGCAATAGCAGTTGCAGGTTTAGAAGAAAACAGAGTACAAAGAGTTGGTAGGAACAGCATGATATTACCTGTACAGTTTTTTGCTGCACATAGTAACTGGTATAATCCTACCCAGCAAACTGCATCAGGTACTATTGGTGATGCAGGTAACCTCAGCTTTCCTTATAGTTACCCGATAGACTTTGGTATTAGTAGTCCATCTATATCTTTTACTGTTACTAATGGAGGTAGTGCAGAAACAGAAACTTTAGAATGGCAAGTAGCAGGACCATCAACAGGTCCACAACTGCATAGCACAACTACAAACAGGGCAGTAAGATTTGACGATTTAATCGTGCCAGACGGTTTAACCCTTAAAGTAAGAATGGGATGGCAACCTGATGGCGTAGAAACCTTTCAAGCGTTCTTAGATGATAACGCAGGAGGTGAAACAAACGTACTAGGACAATTAACCAGTAACAGTCGTAGATTCTGGCTTGAACCTAGTACAAACAATTTATATGCAGTACAATCTAATTCAGATGCTACTGTACATACAATAAAATGGTACAACGAGTTTTTAGGAGTATAAAAACATGGCAATAAAAAAACAAGCACCTTTAACAGTCGCAGATACTGCTGCAGGATTTACAGTGCCTAGTGGCATAATACCTAACAAAGCAGTGTTTAGTTTAGAAGGTGGCGATATAAGAATACAAACTGATGGCACTACTGTTACAGCAAGTGCTGGCATGTTGTTAAAAAAAGACAAGATACATAAAGTAAATTCACTAGAAGCAATCTCTAATGCAAGCATGATTAGGGATGGCAGTGATAGTGGTGTTTTAAACATTCAATACTTTGATGGTGCACAAGATATAGAGACAGAAGGATAGGAGAAAAACATGGCAGAGTTTAGTTTTCCTTTTGATGTAAGCGTTGCAGGTGATAGAACTGTAACTGCTGACACGTTTGGCACAATGTTAAATGCGTTAGTATCAAATGGTGTAGTATCTGGTGCTGATAATGGTTTAGCAGTATCACAATCTGGTACACCTGCTATGTCAGTATCTGTAGCAACAGGTAGAGCATTTATAGGTCATACAAGCAAAAGAAGATATTACAGAAATACAGCAGAAGCAACTTTAACGATAGAAGCAGCAGATGGTTCTAACCCTAGAGACGACCTTATAGTATTAGAAATGGCAGAAGCTACAGGTACAAGAGCAGTAAATTTAAAAGTTGTAAAAGGTACAGCAGCAGGTAGTCCAAGTGACCCTTCTTTGACTACAACAGAAGCTACATTTCAATTTGCAATAGCAAGAGTTAGAGTAGGCACAGGTGTATCTACAATACTAAACGCAAATATTACAGACTTGCGTTCTACTAATGGTTTTGCTGGCTTACCTATGGCTATGGAGAATATTACAGCACTAACAACTGACACAATTTCATCAGGTGACTTTATTGGTTTTTCTGACGAAAGCGAATCAGGTGACCCTAGTAACAAGCTGACTGTTGATAACTTAATGGAAACAGGTATACCACTTGTAACAGAAGATTCAGTAGCAGTAGGAACTGACTACATGTTGTTCTTAGATGGTGGTGCAAGTGGCAATACAAACAAAGAAAGTATTGCACATTTTGTATCAGCAATAGCAGGCACAGGTCTTAGTGAAAGCAGTGGTCAATTAGTAGTTGGAAACGCTGCTACAGCAACAGCATTAGCAACTGCACGAGCAATAAATGGTGTTGACTTTGATGGTACAGCACCAATCACTGTTACAGCAGCAGGTTCTACTCTTAGCGACACAGTTACAGTTGCAAAGGGTGGCACAGGTGCAACATCACTTGCTGATAAAGCAGTTTTGATTACGCAGGATAGTGGTACAGATACAGTATCGGCAGCCGTAATGGATGCTAATGGTGAATTAATTATAGGTGGCACAGATGGACCAGCAGTGGCAACACTTACAGCAGGTACGGGCATTGGTATAACAAATGGCAATGGAACAATAACAATAGCAGCAACAAGTAGTGGTGCGAGTGAAGGATTTGCAATCGCTATGGCAGTGGCATTATAAGGAGAAACTATGGCACAAGATTTTAGAAACGCATTAGTAAGAGTTACACAATCAGCAGTCGCATTATGGACTGGTGGTGACTTTGATGTAATTATAGGTATTATGTTATGCAACCAAGATACAGATGACAATGTAATAGATTTATATGTAGCAAATGGTGGTACAAACTACTTTATTGCAAAAAGTTTAAGTCTACCTGCAGGTTCATCAGTACAGTTACTAACAGGTGGTGCAAAACTTGTACTAAAGAATGGTGATGTTTTATATGGCGACCTTACAACAGGTGCAGATAACGACACACACGCAATTATTAGTGCAGTAGATACAGCATCAGCATAAGGAGATAATATGGCAGAAAACTTTTTTGGAAATGCACCAAATCATGCTATGCCTTATGACAGCGTTACTTATAATGGTGGCACAGTACCGACAAGTGCTGGCTACCATTTAGTAAAACGTGGTTCGTATGGTTCAGTTACATTTGGCACAGACAAGTGTGTAGTAGACTTTGATGGTGGTTGTACCTTTACGAACATATTAATATCAGGTGACCAAGTTGTTTTAAACTTTGGTCCTAAGACAGCATTAAGTGCTGACAATGATAATGGCACACTTGGTATTACTGGTGACAGAAATTATGTATATTTTGGTCCACAGTCTACTATTTTTGACACAGGCGTACCAAATGCTAGAGGTGCAAGTGGCATTAATGGTAACGGCATGGGTATATCTATTAGAGGTAAATTTAACACAGTAGAGGGTGCTAATTGGACTGTCAGGTCACAAGGTCCACATAGTGGTATGGCATCATATAAAAATGACGGCACAGCAATACATAATACTTTTAAAAACATGCTAGGTAGAGTACAAGCTGGCAGTGGTTCTTATATAGCAACAGCAATAATGCACGCTTCAGCACCACATACAACATTTTATAATTGCCTAGCAGATAACGCAGCACCTGCTGGTGGTGACACAGAAACCAATGGTGGCTATTTAAGGGCAGGTATTTCTTTAGGACCTATATCGTCAGACAGTGCAGAAAGCAATACTAACGGTAATGGTTATGGTTCTAGGATTCAATACTGTTATTTGGATATATCTGGCAACAGCCCATTTGGTAGTTCTACAGACTTACCGACAGGCAGTTCTGCTAATAATAATTTTGGCATAATTAACAATGGTGCAGAACATTCGCATGTCATAGGAACATATTTAGATGGTGATGGTAATACAGCTTCATTAGGTATGCACGAACCAAACACTTTAATTTATGGTTGCATTTGGGATAGTCCGAGCAACTTGCAACAAGAAACAACAGGTACGTGTGTGGCAAGTATATTTAAAGACCCAGACAATTCCAATGGTACACAAACAAACAATATTGCAGTCGGTGGTAGCATGATTGCTTTGACAAATGACTAAGGAGATTTATGCCTAAGTATGCACAAACAATAAATTTAGAAGGTCACAGTGGTGTACATGCTGAAGAATACGAAAGAATTGTATTCACTAGAGGTAACTATACAGCAGTAGATATTGCAGGCGATTACAATGTTATTGTTATAAATGCTGGCTGTAGATTTGATGGCAAGTTCACAGTGTCAGGTGACTACAACAAAATTACAATACATAATGATGTAAACTTTAACAATGGCATACTGATAGGTGCTGATACAAGTTCAACAGTAGGTGTGGGTAATCACATTAAATGCTTGGGCAAAACATTTATCACAAGAGATTCTGCACAATATAACGACCATACAAACTATGCTTTGCAAATAAATGGCAGTTACACACATTGGGAAGGCAGTGGCATGAATACAAAAGTTGCATTGCAAACTGCTTCAAGTAAAAGAATTGTGGCATGTGCCATAGGTAAACAAGCAGATGGTAATGCAGTTTCAGACTTTACAAAATATTGTATTATAGAAAAAACTCAATTCATGTGTTTGTATGATGGCTCATCACATGGTACTTCCAAATTTGCATTGATTGTAAATGGTGGTGCAAGCGATACAGCTTGTGGTCATCTTATAGCAGGCAACTGGTTTGGAACTCTAGGTGAATATGATACATCTGTAAGTTTAGGACAAGATAGTACAGCAAGTGGTGGTATGGTTGAATTAAATGCAGGTACAACAAGATTTGTAGAAAATCACATACAACCAGTTTATACAGGTGGTATAAATCTTGGCGTATATGGTAAGCGTTGTATTGTCTTATTTAATCATGTGGCACATGGTGGAAGTTATGGTCTGCAATTGTATCAAGATAATTGTGTTGTTTCTGGTAACTTAATATATTGGAATGATGCAAAAAGTACCTCTACGTCATCTATGAATATTGGGTCTGGTGTTGACAGGGCAGTTGTTGCTGGTAACAGAGGTGGTGCTAGAAGTAGCATCACAGACAATAGTACGAATAGTTCTGTAAGTAATAACGAACTGGGGGCATTATAATGCCAGATACATTTAATTATTTTTCACACCAAAAATTTACACCAAACTACATACATGGCATAGATGGTGAATACGAAAATGTTAGTAGTGCTACAACAAGTGCTACTTGTACTGCTGTTATAGAAGCTGGCAACAATATTATGTTTACAGGTGCTATGGGTCTTATAGACTATTCAGCGACTAATGAAGTTGCAAGAAAAGATATGACTTATAAAACAGGTTCTAGTATGACTGATGGGCATTACATAAATGGACTTCATACAACAATAAATGTGCAATCAGGTGCAACTGCTATGCGTATGTTTATTTTTGATAGTGCGTATGGTGGTCAAGTTAATGGTATTGGTGGTGCAGATTTTACTAATGTAAACTTTTTAGGAGGTGGTAATGGCAGTCCTACTCTTGCACTAGATGATACAGTTGGCGTACAACCTTATACTTTTGTTGGCACTGGTCACGAAACAAATGTAGTTCATGCAGGTGAAATGACAATCAATGGTAGTGGAAGTGGTGACCATACAAGGGGTGATACTACGCATGGTGCAGGTACATTTGTCTGTGGTTATTCAGGTTACAGTTTATTTAGTGGTCCAATAGACCATAGGCTAGAAACTTTAGACACAGATTATAGGGCAGTATCATCTGATTCATCACCAGATTATGTAGACATACGAAATGCAAGGGTCGGCATGACAAATATAGCAAAAAGACCTAACTTGTCTGGTAGCCAACCTAACGTACAGGCAGGCGTTTTTATGATGTCTAGAAGCACTGAATATTATTACTTTAATAATTTATTGGCAGCAGATACTAACTGGAAACAATGGTGGGCAGGCAGTTCAGGTGGTGAAAAATCACATTTAAGAAACATGACCAGTTCAGGTTATACAGATGCAGATAGTGGTCAACAAGCACATGAATCTTATTTTGCAACTAAAAGCATTTGGAATGGCAATCAGTTATTAGAAGGTGATGGTCATTCTACTTTAGAAATGGCAGGCTTCTACTCATATCGTGACGATAACATAGGAGTTGCCAACTCATTTGAAATGCTACAACTTGGCTCACAAATTTTATGGCGAATAGATAGTGGTGCTAATGATATTGTGGTTTATGGCAATAGTATACAATCAAACAATACAAGTTACGGTGATATTAAAAATGATGCTGGTGATGGAACAGTAACAGGTAACAATAGTTCAACATAAAGGAGAAATATATGGCAACATGGAATGGCACAACAGGATACACAGATGACCAAGTTACACAATTAAACAAGGTTACAGATGCAAGAAAAACAGCAGATACACCACCTGACAATACAGAAGCAGTAAGTATTTGGGATACAGATGATTTTAAGGCAAAACTTAAAACATATACTGCTGATGAAATAAAAGCATTAGTAAATATAAAACAATACAGTTCTGGTCATTCAGACAGTACTGCAACAATAGTGTATGACACAGATGCTAATGACTACAATTCAGAAGAACAAACATGGTTAGCAGGATTTACTATTAAAACACAATGGATACAAAAAATACCACAGATGTTAGCAACTGCAGAAAGACTTAAAACTGCAAGCTGGACTACACAAGGTATAATAGATGTTCTTAGAGAATATTAATTTATAGCAAGGAGAGCCAATGGCAGACCTAAAAAAAGAAAATTTGTATTTAAGGCAAATAATAAATGGTAAGGACACAGCAATTCTAGCTTTACAACTACAAGTGCTACAACTTACAGAAGCAAACAGTGAGGTAAATAATGAGCAGACTAAAAGTAATGAAGTACCTGCCAGCAATAGTAAGTCTGGTTAGTGAAGTTATAAGAGCCAAAGAAGATGGCAAAATAACTAATGCTGAAAAATCTAGGATTATGAAAAAGTTCTGGGTAATACTTAAAATAGACTAATGGGTAAAGTAAGACCACAAATATTTTTAGCAATAGTTGTACTTGGTACATTGTCAACGGTAGGCATTTTTATGGGATACAACGAAATTGCTACAGGATGTGTAGGTGGGATTATAGGATTAGGATTTAAAGTTTTGGAATCAGAAGAATAATGTATACATATAAAGTTACAATAACGCACATAGTAGACGGTGACACAGTAGACGTAGATATAAATTTAGGTTTTGCAGTTGTGTTAAAAAAACAACGTGTAAGGTTATATGAAATAGATACACCAGAAAGCAGAACTAGAGACAAAGTAGAAAAAAAATATGGTCTTGCTGCTAAACAATATCTTAAAAATAAATTAGAAAATGCAACCAACATATACCTAAAGTCGCATGACAAAGGTAAATTTGGTAGAATATTAGGAGAGTTGTTTATTGATGACAATTCTAAAAGTGTAAATATGCAAATGGTTGATGACCATCATGCTGTCTACTATTACGGACAAAATAAAGATGATGTTAAGCAAGAGCACATGATAAACAGAGAATGGTTGATAAAGAACAACAAGATGTAGATGACATAAGTGATTATGTAAAAACGATAGGTATATTTAGAGCAAAAAAAGAAAAACAAGAATGGCAAAACATATTGGGAACAGCAAGGATGACACCTCCAATGAAAAAGTGGATAAGGGAAATAATCCAGAGCAGGTACAAAGGAGTATAGCCAAAAAGCGTTTGTTAGTCAGCAGTGTTGTGTTAGCAACATGTTTGGCAAGCATAATAGTAATTGGAGAACTATATAGTAGATGAAAATGCCAAAAATAAAACTTAGAATACCTAACAAGATTAGAACCTTGTTTAGCATAACACTTATATTTTTAACTTACTTACTTGTAACTGCAGGGTCATTTCTACTAGCAACAACTCTTATATACCCTGCAGAATTATGGTGGACTATAGCACCAATAGAAACAAGTTATTTTTTAATTACATATAGTAGCGTTTTATATTACATAGATTTAACACAAACTTACTATTGGTATTGTGTTGGTGCATCACTAGGTGCAATACTCTTAGCATACGCAATACACATAAGAAGCATTAAAGAATTTATATCGTTAGTAAAGGCAAGTCCAAAAGCTATATTGTATTCTCCTATTAGTTTTTACAAAGAGGTTAAAACATTTAGAGACTGGTTATTTAAAAAAATAGAATACCTTAATGCAGAATCTGCAAAGTGGCACAAGTTCTTTATGGTTTTAAAATCACCATATTCCCTGCTTAGGTCAATGGGCGTAAATCCACAACTAGCCGTAGCAATTTTAGGGATAGGTAGTACGACTGCAGTGGGTGTAGGTGTTGCAGAGGTCATACAAGAAAGAAGCTTTGCTAATGGTGATAGTGGTATATACCTTGCACCAACAAATTTACCTTCTGAAGAATTAGAAAGAGAACTAGCTTGGCGTAAAGATAATCCAAGCGACAATACACTAAGAGTTATACTTAACAGTACACCAGTAGATAAGCTAAGTATAACTTCAGTAAACTTAGGTACATCTTACGCATCTAACGGACAACCTTCTGCATTGCCGTCAGGTAAAACTGAAGCTATACTGCTAGACGGAAACGGTACGAGGATAGAAATTGGTAAGCTAACCTTTAGTCGCAATAGTTGTAAAACGCTAAATTTAGAATCAATAAACGCAAATAAAATTACTATTAAGGATAACCAAGCAGACGGTTTATCTATATACCAAACTGCTACAAGCACACAACCTAACATAAGACACAGTATAGGAACATTTGGTGCTGACCTTTTAGAAACTACTGGTGGCACTTATGATAGGCTTTGGATTGCACCACTAGACACTATGACATCTAGTAAGACAAAAATTAACGAACTTTTACTAGAAAATATTGTTTCAAGTGGTGGCACATGTGACCTTCGAAAATTAGACATTGGCGAATTAATTATAACTTGGAATAGAATAGGAGGTGATAACTCACTTCTAACTAAAGCCTTTACTCTTTCAACTACGGTAGCAGCAGCTTCATTTGACGTATCTGGCAACATAGAAGTCTTAATGGGTGAAGTTGCTAGGCAACCAGACTAATGGTCACAAGCTTTCCTAATCAACCTAGTGATTTAACAATACAAATACTAGAACGTAAGAGTAATAGACCTGTAGAAGATATATCACCAGCAGTACAATCTGCACAATACTATGAAAGATTTAGAACACATGGTATTGGCAAAGTAATTATTAGAAGTGAAGATTTATCTGCAGAAAGTACAGACTTAATTTTAGCAGGTAACGCATCTATAAAAATTATAAGAGATAAAACAAACGTATTAACTACAGGAACAACAACAGACACTGACATATTTACAGGACCTGTGACTAGGGCAGTATTGCAAGACGGTATGTTTATGCAACAGACATTTGATTTTCATAGCCTAGCAAATGAAATAATAGTATTAGGCAACAATACTGGTGCAAGCAGAAACATTACAAGAGTTAACGACACAACATCACAAGCTAGTATAGGCATAAGAGAACATATAGTAGATGCAAGACAAACAACTACGTCTGCAGAAAGAACTGCAAGAGGTAACGCTACACTTATAGAAATGGCAGAATTTGCAACACAGGTTACTGCAGGAGGTAAAAGCACAGGACAGTTTTCTTGGATATTAGAATTTGCAGATAACTTAGTATACTTTCAATATAGACATATAGGTTGTACAGGTGTCGCAAAAGTAGATGCAGGTAATGTAAAAGCAGGTAACTATATTAGAACACTTCTTAATGACAATCTTATAGTGCCACAATCTGCAAGCAATGATAACAGTGCAAATAGACAGATAGATGTGCCTGCAGTTATAGGTGCTTATGATGATATAGGCAACACACTAGATTTACCTGTACGCTGGAATAAGTTAAGTACAGTTATAAGAACAGCATGTATTGCTGGTGACGTTGGTGTTAAAGCATCTGTAAATACATCTAATCAAATACAATATGACATTGTAGAAATAAACGATAGAACTTCTGGAACATTAAATGCTGTAATTTACAATAGAGACAACAGTGATGCTAGTTACAATATACAAGTTGGTGACAAGATAACCCTAGAAGAATTTATATACTCTACAAGCACAACAAGTGAGATAGGACCAGTAGACAAATTAGTTACTGGCAGACGTGTAATTATGGAAAGAGGTAGGCAAGATGAAATTATCTTAGAGATAGGTGGTGAAAATCGTGGTCTTACAGATATAATGGCAAGAAGAACTAATTTACAAAGCGTTTACGCATAAGGAGTAAAATGGCAAAAGATAAAACAGTAAAAGTTAAATACAATGGCGAAGGCAACTTTAGCAATGGTACATGGGAAATAAAAAGTGGAGAAGAAGCAGAAATACCAGAAGCTGATTATAAATTTTTGGTAGACAGTAACCAAGCACAAGATATTTCTATTGTAAAATAATGGAGTTCTTAGTGCCTGAAGGCTACGAACCAGACAACCTGCAACCATTCACAAAGCAAAATAATGCTACAGAATATTGTGAAATAATATCTATAGAGCCAGACAAGGTTAAAACATTATGTGGCACATACGAACAGAAAGATTTATCTGAATTATGTTTGTTCCCACCTATATCACCTGATGCAAAAGAATACTGCAGTAAATGTAGAGTTGTAGTAGAAGCAATTATTATTGCAAACACAAAATAAAAAACCTATATAAAAATTAAACTTTACATTTTTAAAGAAGATATGCTATAGTATCTTTATACAACAAAACAGACTTGGAGGTCTAAATGAAAAACCAACGTATAAAAGATATACAAGCAAGACTAAAAAAAGGTTTTGACAATACACAATACATGTCAAGAACTTTTGG